CTTGATGATGTAACCGTTTTTTTGAAGTTTTACGATGCAGCGCATGGGTTTTTTGCTGATACAGTTATTATACCCGATTCAGGGTAGGAAGTACAGGGTTTGTGTCGGTTCAATCACTGGCATACTGATAGAGAAAACCATCATCCGTAGTGTAATGAACTTTCTTAACTCCTGCTTCTTTCAATGCGAGAGCGCAAACAGGACAAGGCTTTGCATTTCTTAGTTCTTCACCAGAATGTCCACCTAATCTTGCAACTACAATCGTGTCACATTCACTTCTACACTTTACAAGTGCAGCAATCTCTGCATGAAGATAAATCTTCTCAGGTCTTCCTACACGAACTGCAAATGATGCTTGCAGTGGATGTGATTTTGTTTCAAGATTAGTTGCTGAGACTACAACTTTATTTTTATTGAGAAGAATAGCACCAACCTGCTTCTTGGATGGTGATGATCTTGCGACCTGAAGGACATGCTCATAAATGTTATCAGACAGCATCAGCGGCGCACCACAGAAACAGCAGGTTCACCTTTGTAGAAGACAGTATTCACAACTGCCTGAACGCTCTTAGCAGTGCTGATGCCCACTTTATCGGCAACAGGTACACAAACCAACCCAAAGGTTTTCTCAGCGCCTCCCAGGCGGATTACACGCCCGATTGATTGGGAGATACCAATATAATCCATGTTACGCATGAAAAGAACTGCTTCCAATCCTTTGACATTCATACCTTCAGAAAGGATAGAATGATGCATCACAACAAATCTTTTGTTGTCACGACCCCAAGCGTTCAGCGTGTTGAAGAACTGCTCACGGGTAACTTTCTGCCCGTTGATGATTGCACCAGTTTTACTGGTGATATACATCCAGTTGTAACCACGCTGTTCCAGTTGCATCGTGAAGTCAGATTGAGTGGTAAGTTGCACAATCTGCTTAGTGGATCGTGCAGCAACCAGAATCTTATCCAGTGAATTGTCATCAATGGTATCCAGAAGATTCTGACTATCAGATTGCTTGAAATCACCCTGAGGGAGCTCCTTCACAACAACTTTAGGAGGAAGGATGTAACCTTGCTCAACCAGTTTAGGTGCAGGAACATTGCAGATCACCTGACCATAAACAGCACCATCATTCATCCCAGGTTTGAAGACGGTAACAGAGTGTTTAGGAGTAGCAGTGAAAAAATAGCAGCGATCAGCGTCAGAAGAAAAATGTTCAGTGGCAGGGAAGAAATTACGCTTGACAGAATTGTGCGCTTCATCAAAATAAATTGTATCAACATGAATACCTGACTCTTGAATACGATTCAGAGAGTTGTAGGTAGTAAAGATTAGTTGATTGCGATATGCTTGGCGATGCCAATTAGCAATCAATGCAGGTTTAGTGCTGCTGAAGTGCTCAGTTTCACCACTGTGAACATGGTAAACAGCAGCATTAGTGATAACATCCAGAAACTCCTTACAGAGTTGTTCTGCCAGCAGAATACGAGGAGCAACCACAACAATAGTGGTAGATCCCTCACGATCAAACTGTTGCTTTGCATCAGTGATCATGGCAAGAGTTTTACCACCACCAGTAGGAATGATGACCTGACCCTTTTCATACTTCTGCATCGCTGCCAGAGCATCCTGCTGATGGGGGCGAAGTGTGATGGTCAAGTGTTTGTCCTGTTCAGTATGGAGTAATTATAGCAGAAAACCGCCCACGGGGGAACCCCATGGACGGTCTGTGAACTGGATGTCAGTTCTGGAGTGCTACCAGATCACCACGATCAAGGTCTACCAGATGTGGCAATCGATAACCGTAAGACAAGTAAGAACGAATCCGTGTAGCTTCATTCTTACCTAGAATCTTACCAAAGTTTTCAATGTAATCTTCAATCTCATCCATACGCTCACGAATCAGATGCAGAACACCAATCTCATCGTCTACATTGTTTGTATTCACATAGAAGTGAATAGTTGTAGAGATGCCGTTTGCAGCATCTTCAAAGAACTGTGGGAAAAAGTCACGATAAACATGAACTGGACCCATAGCACTTACGAGACGATCAACACTAGAACCACGAACATCAGCAGCAGTGCTTTGAATCTTGATTCCTTTCTTGGAGAAGAAACGAATACCCTCACCACGGGTAAAGTTTGCAAGGAAGGTTTTCTTCTCAGTTGCGTTGTAGATTGCCTTTACAAGGCGTTCTTGAGTATCGGGAGTCTCAAAATCTGCGTACTCTTGTACCCAGTTACGAACTTCAGTCTCAGTTACGCGAGCATCTTCACGCAAAGAGTTTTGTTCGATCACCCACAAAATACCCCGTGCTTTGTAGTCATCGAAGGCGGATGATGTGCCTTCAGGACGAGGTTGATACTTCAACCCAATCTCATTGATGACATCGTTCTTAGAGAATCCCAGTTTGGGGACTACTTTCAGAACGGGAACATAAGGAACTTGATGCTCATCGAACCAACGGAAACGGTGGTTTCCATTCACAGGTTCATCGTCATCTGCAAAGACAAAAGGAGGAAGTTTGTTGATATTCCAACCAGGGGTCAGGTTCTTGTCAACGATGTCATATACATCTTTGTCATTACCCCGAACACGACCCACATTTGCCTGTCCAAGTTTGCGAACAGTATCAACAGCGATAACTGTGCATGATACTACTTCACAAGTTTTGTATTCAAGTGTCTTGATAATCTCTTTATGATACATCTCAGCGAGTTCATAAAGGATGCCAGACTCTCTAAAGTCTTCCCAATCGATAAATCCAGAGGGAATCGTAATTTCATTAAAGATAGTCATTGTCTGCCTTTGGCATTGTGTAATGCGGTTGTTTGGCGATTCGCCCAACCACACATACAATATACACTGATTTTTCTATCCTGTCAACCCCCTGTGCCACTAGAAGAACTGTTCTAAGGATGCCTCACTAGGATCTGTATTGGGTTCTGGTGGTGTATAATCGTCAGGTCTTCTGATCTTACCTAGACCCTGCTCTAAACCCACTTCTTCATCGAAAGAGTAATCATACTCTAAAGCATCAGCACAAACATAGTGTGGATGATCTACAGGAACTCCAAGATTTGCACACAGTTCCTTATGATTATCTTCCATCATTTCTACAGCATATAACATATTGTTTAGAATATGATCTTCACTATGAAACTGTAGTAAACGATTCTTCATTCCAACTAGAAAGTTACCACAACCAGCAGAGTTATCAATAAATGTACTCTCTGGGTCTTTTAGTAATTCAATATCAATCTCATCAATCATCTGCTCAACAAGTTCCATCGGAGTGAAAACTTCTTGAGTTACTTTGATTCTTTCATCGGATCTTTCAATCGTAGATCCAACATCTTGATTATGCTTATTCTTTGCCATCTCTTTCTTCAAGACATCTAATATAAGTTGAAATCAAATCGTTCTTGCCAAAGTGATACCTTCCATTACACTGTGTAGCAGTTGCACGAAACGAATCAGCAAATTCTAGCATATTATTTACAACTTCTGGACATCTAGTTTTCAAAAAATGATGTCCTTTCGCATAGTGGGTAAAGTTCTCGATCTTGACTCTACCACTGGGTCCACAGCCATATTCACCAACAAAAACATCAGCATCAAACCTTCTCTCATAAGGTAAGAACTCAAAGTCTGGATGTTCCTTATGCATAGGTATCTCCCCAACACCTACTTGGAATCTCGATGTGTTTTTAACTTCCCAGTATTGTTTTACAGCACTAATACCACCAGGGAAGGTTGAAGGATCTAGATCTTCATCTACACTACAATGTAAATGACCTACAATCTTATTCAAGGAAGATGGCTTCCTTACAGATGTAGGTAATACAAATCTAATATCATCAGTAACTTCTGATGTTTTATTTAAAAATTTAATAGCAAGATTACCTCCAACACCATATGGAGGATTCCCAATAGCTAAGCTAAATCTCATCCTTCAAAAGCAACAAAGAGATTCTACAGATAATCTAAGACTTTGTCAAGCCTTATATAACAGTAAATTCTACTTTAGATGTTCCACCTGGTCCTGTTGCAGTGATAAAATATTTTATTGGAGTGTATTTCACTGGTCTCCAACTATAAGTATATGTTTTTGATTGTCCTGGTGCTGGAAAATCATTTGGTATATTGAACAGAGGATCATTTCGATCGCTAGAACCAGTTACATTTGTAATTGGATTTTCTAGTGTCGAAGTGAGTTTATATTTTATTGTTGCTGGAGGATATGGCACCTCACTGTCCTTGTAGATCAGAATCGCTCCGTTTGCATCATCGCCATCATTATCTACAAGACCTAGTACATTCATTTCTTCAATATTTGTATCTCGGGGTAAGTTAAGTAACTTCAAAGCTTGATCCCTCATACGAGTATCCATTAGGGTTTTAGATACTTTTGGATAACCTGGATCACTACTGGATTGATTTCTAGGATGAAGCTCCCCCCAGATAATAGGATATTCACCAGTACCTATATCATTATCAAATCTTCTGGACATGCTACCTTTTTCACCTTTTCTTTCAAATATGGTTTGTTGGAAATCAAAGAAATCTAAGTGTCGTCCATCCGAAGATCGACTATCATCCCATTTATATTTTATTCCGAAATTAGCGAATCCACCGTTTGGTGCTGTTACAAGTATAGACCGTACACCACCAGTACCCCTAAATCTTACATATGTTGGTTCCTCATCTATTTCAATTCCTGGGAGACCTGGTGGTGATCCTGCATTTTCTGATGTTTCACCAATACATGATCCATCATATCTAACTTTTAAGGTTTTACTGTTCTTATTTCCTTCTACTGAGAAGTTATTACCACAAATAGCAGCGCCTCCAGAACCGCCTCTGTCGGACGATGTAGTGAATTGCCCAGCTCTTCCTGGAGCACCACCGTTACCGCCTCTTCCACCATCTCCTGCGGCGACCCTGTCGCTTGGTAGCGTATCACCAGGACAATCTGGAAGTATATTTTGAGTTCCTAACTCACCTTCTCGACCATTAGATCTATATTGACCATCTAACCAACCTGCACCATCTCCACCTTTACCACCAACACCTCTTATTGGTTCTGGTCCAGGTTCACCCATGTTTGCTTGACATTCTGCAATGATTCTATAAACTTCAACTGTATCACACCTTTTTCCACTTCCATCCTCGTGTCCAGGTTCATCGGGATCATCAGCATCAATCCATCTACAGTTTTCTTGAGATGTACTACAGACTTCTGTACTTGTCGAAACCCTAGTATAATCAGTAGGACAAGATGGTACTCCACCACCACATGATCCTGAAACAGTTGTGAATACTTTTCTGATACATTGTCCTCTTTCCCCATCTTCTCCCATCTTACCTTGTTCACCACCACCTCCACCACCGTGGATTCTGGCACCATTTTCAACATAAACAACTGTTGTTGAACCAGAATGTGAAATTTTTAACGCAGTACCACCCGCCTTTCCTCTTCTAGTATCTTCATTGTTTGTTTGATTTTTATATCCACCTCTACCAGCGGCACCATATATTTTTCCACTAACATTTAATTGTAAATTATATACACCGTATGCACCCCCTGATATGGCGGGTTCTAGACTCATTGCTGGTATTTTACCTAAACCAGTTCCATTTTTACTCTCTACAGATCCACCATCACCACCATCATTATCAGATGAATATGCCAAATTCAACCAATGTACAAATTTTTGAATATTTTTAGATAAGTTATTATTTGCAGCTGATCCGTCTGCTCCACCTGTTCCACCATTAGACCAGTCAATACCATTATTGCCATCATAGTGATTTAAATGGACTTGATCTCCATCACTAATAGAGTCTGCATAATATCGTTTAACAGATCCCCTAAACTGGGACATACTCAAATTGTTTTCAGTGGAAATTTGTGCGTTTTGAGTAGAATCTGGAACAATAGGATTAGTTTCAGATGTAGATGTAACTCTACGAAGTTCACTTGCCTTAACTTCTCCTGATGTTTCTTCTTTAAAAAGTCTTCTTAAAACACTGAACTTGATTTCACCTGATGTGAAATATGGTCCTGCAGTTGTTATTTGAAATTTTCCTGCTGAATGTGTAGTAAGTGGACCACCGTTATCTACTTTTGTTACTCCTGGTGCCATATCTTATTTCCCCCCTATCAATGTAAGTTGTTCCAATTACTTCCATCCCAAACTTGTAGTTTGTTGACAGTCGTATTGTATATAAATGCACCAACTTCTACTGGTCCAGCATCAAAATCTGTAAAAGCATCTCTTTCAGTAGTTGTAACTTTTGGAGGAACCATATATGATATGGGTGATGCGCCATTACTAAAATAAGCTGCCTCTGAGAAGTCAACTGCACATCTAGGTGCAGCTGTACCAACACCAAGTATAGATGTACCTTGAAGATTTAAAACAGTACCACCTACAAGATTAAGTCTACTTTTATCGAAGACATTAGCTCCACCAAGAACTTTTAATCCATAACCCGTAGTTCCATAAGCATCTGCGGGTGTAGTTGTTCCAATACCAACTAAATTATTTCCAAATGATGTTGTACCGTTATCAACCAAGAGTGAATTTCCTGCATTATCAGTAGCAGTTGTTCCTACAGATAAAAGACCAAATGCACCAGCAGTTCTGGAAGCATCTAAACCTCCACCGAGTGTAAAAATAGATTTATCTCTATCAGTACCAATCGCAACTGATGTTCCCTGTAGATTCTGTACTACAATATCTGAAATAGTTGATACACCTGCGGTATTATTGAGATTTATATCATTAAGTATTGGATCAAGAACTACTGTTCCGTTTATATTACCTTGAACAATTAAGTCATTAGTAATAGTTACATTACCAGTAAGTTTGGAATTTCCAATAACATCAAGAATCTCAGTTGGTGCATCATTATTGATACCTAACTTACCGTCGTAAGTTAAGGTCATGCGTTTATTTGTGGTATGATACCAATTAAAAGATCCTGTATTAAGACCTACTTGACCAGATAATTGTAGATAGTAATTAAAATCTCCATTATCTCCATTGTAAAGATCAAAAGATTTATCGGTAGAACCAAATCTCATTCCACCAGTGCTAACTGCAACACCAGTTTGAATAGCTGATCTTTGACCGATACTAAGTATCACACTTTCAGTACCAACAATCTGTACTGTCGCAATACCTACCTTTAAGAAATCAAAGTCTTGCGTTGGAGCATTTAAACCAATACCAATCTTATCTACTCTTAAAGTAGATGCTGTTGCAATACCTAATATTGAATCGCTTAGAACTGCTGATTGAGCAGTAAGAATACCAGCACTAGCTTGAAGTCCTTTACAACTTATCTCTTCAACAAATAATGCTCTTCTAGATTCTAATTGATCAGAGACTAAAGTACCTGAGGTGAGAATACCAGCAACATTTACATTTCCAGTTGAAGTTAAGAATCCAACAGTTGCGATACCTACATCCAAAGATCCTGATAGATTTCCAGATACATCTCCAGTAACATTACCTAATAAATTTCCTTCTAATGTTCCTTTAAATGTTGTTGCAGTAATAACACCAGCAACATTCATACCTTCGGTTGCTGTTAAGAAACCAACAGTTGCGATACCCGCATTTACATCACCAGTAAAATCACCTTTAAATTCCGTCGCAGTAACGACACCAGTAGCAACAATTCCACCACTGCTTATACCTACACCATCTTTAAAATCGTTGAGATTATTGTTGCCACCAATCTGTAAAGTAAATCGTGGGTCAACAGTTGCAATACCAACAGCACCTATGGCATCAGTAACATAAACACTCGCATAACCTAATCCAACATCAACATTTTGCCATTGTGAAGTAGGTAGATTCTGTAAATATTGACCATCACCATAATAAGTGACAGTTCCTCCATCAGATGCTGTTATAATACCAGCAGGATAACCAACACTTACACCAGTTCCAACTTGCCCAAGGTGAAGTTTGGAACTTCCAACTTCAAGTTCGGAAGTTACATTTAAAGCAGTAATAATACCAGTAGTGGCATTTACAACACCAGAACCAGCAACGGCAGAGTCTGCAATAACCCTAACCCTTCCGCGAACATCCAAGGCTTCCGTTGGTACGGTAGTACCGACACCAACTAGTCCATTTGAATTAACAATCAAATTGTCGTCATCAACTTGAACTCCGTTACGGAAGTTGAAAGCCTTCTTGATATTAGCCATTTATACTAATTTTTTAGTTATTTATTATGATAAAGCGTCAACCTTAGAATTGAGTTCTTTGATTGCTTCAATTAGAATAGGAATGATTTTGTGGTACTGAACTGATAGATATCCATTCTCATTAACTCTAGTTAGTTCGGGAAGACCAAGTGCTTCCAGTTCTTGTGCAATTACACCAGTACTTGCAGAACCATCAGCAATCATTTCATAAGTATTTCCACTTATAGATAGAATTTTTGCTAGAGCATCTGGGATTGGTTTAATATTCTTCTTCAGATTTCTATCGGATGATTGATAGAATGCAGTAATATCCTTAGTAACATTCAAATCTCCTTCAATTAAAACATCATCCTCAAATGTAGATTTCCCTGTTACAAGTATGTCACCTTTTAATTCAATATCACCAGAGGCAGAGTTTAATCTTAATGGTCCACTTCTAGTTGTAATATGCTGATTTCCATTATCAGGAGTACCATCATATACACCAATTTGAATCCTACCAATGTGTGCTTCAGCAAATGCAAATGATGCAGATCCAAGTGCTACACCCGCACCACCATTATCAGCAGCATCGGTAATGGGTCGAAGACCTACTTCAAGTGAGCTTGAGGCACTATTTGAACCGAATCTTGCCGTTTGGTTAAAGAAACTACTACCTTCAACATATAATGCAGCACCCGTGCCGTTAATAGTTACACCACCATCAACTACTAATGAACCCTGACTTCCAGCTGATGCAGCAGTAGTATCACATAGTTTAACAGTACCGTTCATTACGGTAATCGCTCTACTTTGGTTATTTCCTCTAGATAGTGCCTTACCAACTGAGATACCACCCTCAACAATTAAGCTACCTGATGCAGCATTGTCACATGAAGTATTTGCTTGTGCTTCATTAGTAAATCTGCCGACACCATCAACAGTTAGATTTGATGTAATTCTCAAATCTCTGTTAAATCTTACTTTACCGTTGAAGGTAACAGGACCATCAAACTGAGATAGAATTTGTTTAGATGTTCCACCTTCAACAAGTAGTCTATCCTTAACAATAACTTCATCAAAGACAACACTGAGTCTACTTGGATCTTCACCAGTTACAGTTGGAACGGGAATATCAAAGGTTACCTGCTCACCAGAGTCAGATGAAATCTTGGTGTTTCCAATATAGAAATCACCTTTGTCATTCATACCAGTGTAAACAACAGTACCACAAGAAGTTTCTTGGGATTGTGATAGGAATTCTTCTCTTTCGGTTAGAGTCTTAAGTTGTACCTGTGGTAAACCAGTTGAATAGTTACCAGGTCCATAACCAAGATATTCAAAAGTATGACCAGATGCACGAAGAATAGAAGGTCTGCGAAGTTCAATCGCAAGAGGTTTAATCTTCTTAACTAGTTGATTATTTGCATGAGGTTCAACAATAGTACCTAATGCACCACGGATAACTTTTAGTTTTACTCCATTAGCTAAAGTCGTATCAACGACTCTCATAATCTCATCATCAATCTGGAAATAAGAACCTAGTGGGAATCTTACTCTAATATCAGCATCAGTACCTCCACCATCAGGTAGAGCAACTGGAATCTGATCGGTAGTTGAGATTGCGCTGGTTAGTTTTAGAGAAACATTATCATATAAACCAAATCCTCTAGTACCCAAACTTTCACCATCTCTACCAGAGTTTGCATTATGTGATGATAATGCATGTTTCAAGATATATTTTGCACTACTTATATTTGATGGTGCATTTGAAAGTCTAAACTGAGTTACACTAACAACTTCACTAACAACATAATCACCTAGATTAGAGTCATTTGTATCAAGAACTCTAAATTTAGAACCTTTGGATAATCCATGTGCTCTTGTTGTACTAATAGTAGTTACTTGATTTGAAGTAGATGGGGTGCCACTAACTTCAGCAACAGGTCCAACACTAACAACACTCTGACCATGTAGAATAGTTTCTTGTCCAGATTTCTTGATGTTAATCTTATTGGTTGCTGGAACATCTTGGATTCTGAAATAATTATCAGTACCAGTGGTAATACCAGTTACCTGAACATAATCACCTGTTGCAAGTTGAATGTTAGAATCGACAATAGAAATGTTCGCACTAGGTGCTCCACCAATACCACCATCTTCTGGAAGTGAGCTATCAAAATATAAAGGTGATAGTGATGAAGTATATCCCGAACCAGGTTCTTCAATCTTAAAGTTAGTAACAGATCCACCATTAACTACTACAGTAGCAGTTGCACCTTTCCATACAGCAGATGCAGGAGCAGAAGCATCATCAAAGATCTTTACATTATAATAAGTACCATCAGTATGACCACCACCGCCAGTTAAGCTGCTAGCAGAAACTAAACCATTTAAAGTATGCTCTCTATTAAATGTTAGAACAGCGGAAGTAGTGTTGTCATCAACATCAGAGATTTCATTTGCAACATCAAAACTACGCAGTAGTTTATTAGTAGACTCTCTAGTAATACTCTTCTTAAGATCGTTAGTTACAACATCACCAATCGGGAATCTCTTAGCATAACTAGATGCTTCCTGTGGATTGTCATTGAGGTTATCTCTATCAAGTTCTGGATAAAGGTTTACAACATTCTGATTATACTTTGAAGTAGTAAACTCTTCCTCAAGGGAATTGCCACCATTTAGAACATATAGGTGGAAGACACCATCTTGGGCACCTTCAATATAAGGTAGGATAGTCTCTGTTCTATAGATGAATAGATTTTCTTGGTTATTGTTCTTCTCAAATCTAGGTAGAGCAGTTGTTCTTGCAGTAGTTGGATCATTAGTATATGCACCAACAATACGAGAGTTACCTAAGACATCAGTAGTTACATATTCAAAGGTCTTAGAATTTAGAACATTAGTTACAACAAAAGTACCGTTGAAACCCTTATCACCTGCACCTGAAGTATTAACAGTATCAATAATATTTTTTACAATAATCTGATCACCAATTCTTAGATTGTGATTTTTATCGGATCTAATTCTAGCAACTCTAGTTGTACTGTTATAGAATAGATGAGAGATAAATCTTGGATTTCTATTAAAGTCATAATCAGTAGAACCAATAGAAGTTCTAGTGAAATCAGAATCAAATCTTACATTAGTGAAACTAGAGTCTTGAATAATGAAACTATCATTAGGATCTCTAGAGTTCTGCAATTCTTTTGGAATTACATAGCGAACTTTGAATAGTTTGTCATCTAAACTTCTATCGTCACTTCTTCTCTTAATGTATGGAATATCCTCATTAGTATCATCTAGTTGAGCTCTATTAGTATAGATTTCATTAGATGCACCCTGAACATGGATGAACCAGTTACCAGCGGTAGAATCAAATTGAATTGGGTGACCTAGTTCTCCAGGTTTTTTATCAGCTACTCTACTGATAATCTTTAACTTACCAGCAGCAGGATTGGAAATAGTTTTTATGTATACTGGAGTGGTTCTCTCAGCATTGGTTTTAGAGGATGCAATCTGAATTTCATAATCAGTAAGACCAATGTTATCAGTTCTTGTGGAGTTCTTCTCAGAAGTAATTGCATAGTAAGTTCTGTGTGGATCTAATCCTTCTGGAAGGTCTCCATTCTCTGCAATGATTCTGATAGATTCACCATTATTCAGATCATGCTTTGCACCAGCATCATATAGATTAGATAGTGTAATTTTATGAATTAGTGTTGCACTACCTTGAGTAGTATCATTATGAACACCTTCATAATTCTTCTCAGATGTTACATTTACAGTCTGAGTTACACCACTAACTTTTTTAGACATCGAAATGATGGCTGATGGTGTAATATCATTACCACCACTATCTTTTAGGTCAACGAAGATTTTTTCACCAACTCTTGCACCAATTCTGAAACCCTGTGCAATTTCGGATGGTAGGTTGTTTACATTGTTTTGACCAAGAAGGAATAGTTTTTCATTGGAACCAACACTATTGATGATAGCTTTATTAAACTGCCCTAGTTCAACTTCCGTTTCACTACTTACAACTGCCTTAGGTGCGATAATAGAGGTAATGAAACCTTTATCATCCTTATCAAAAGATTCTTTCTTAAATCCCTCAGCAACTAGAGCAAACTGACCAAAGTTGGAGTTTGAGTTGGTGATAGAAGCATCACCACCAGTGTCTGCAAAGAAATGTCTATGATAACCAATAGCGAATACCGAAACGATCTGTAGAACAGCATCGTTTGTAATAGCAATGTGTGAGGTTTTCCACCCATCTCGATACACTGCATCTTTATCTAAGTGATAGACAGTTGCAGGGTTTAGTGAAGATGCCTCAGAAGATAATCTTTCACCAACTTGCTTTTGATAACTGATACCATCAAAAGATCTGCTGTTGGGGTTATACTTGACAAAAGCACGGTCATCTTTTTGTAGAGAGATACCCGTGAACTGTGCAACAACCATAGAGCGGAATCCAGTTGCCTTAGCACCGTCCGCCTTCATGCCTTGCATACCTAGAACAGATCTCAAGGAGATGTTAAAGATATAAGGTGATGCACCAGTAACAGTATCAACTTCAACACTGACTTCAGCAGAACCAGCACTTAGACCACCAGCAGGACCTGCTTTCAAGTTAGGTGGTACAAATGGTAGTAGATAAGTAAACTGAGTCTCATTTAGTACATTCTGTACTTTAGTTGAAATATTGTAAGTAAGATCGTTTACACCCTCAATTTTAATAGGAGTGCCACCACTTAATTGGTGAGGAACTGCTGTAGTTACAGTAACTACTTGACCAGCAGTATTACCATCACCAGAAATAATATTTTGAATCTGTAAGCGGTCAGAAGAGAAAGCACCAACAATCTCAAATTCTGGTCTTTGCTTTGCAAATCCACCATCCTTATCAGGGAACTTCTCATCAATGTCTCTGATGGATGCTCTGTTATATGCATTAGATAGTTTACTATAGTAAACATCCAAATCTGTTAGACCACCAAACTTGTCTAACTTGTTTACACCATCAGCATACTCAAAGCAAGTAACTTTATGGTGAGAGAAAATAGGTTTAGATTGATTAGTCTCGTCAAAGTTGGTAGGATCTGTATATACTAACGCAGATTCGTTACCATCAAAGATAGAGAACTGCCAGAAATAACATGCACCAGTTACCCTAAAGATTGCAGTTGGTTTTGCATTATCATCAGTTGGGTTTGGTACATACTTAGGTCTAATTTTTGTCTTTCTTAAGTCAAGACCAACAATAGACGTACCTCTGGGAACAATAACACCACCTTCGGTACTATTGAACTTATAGAGAATATTATCTTCCTGGGTTAAATCAAAGTTTGAATTTAGTGTTAGAGTTAAAGTATTCTGAGCACCAGATTCTGTACTACCTGGACTGATAGCAGTAGCAGTGCCGTTTACATCCTTAATACCAAATCCTGGGCGGTTATCAACTAAGTGTTCACCTGGGAATAATAAGATAGTAGTTTTTTCGGTAATATCATTATCATTACCCTTCAAATAAGAGAATCTAGCAGATTCAATTAACGCTCTTTGAAGCGTTTTGAATGGTTTAGTTAGAGAGTTGCCCTGGTTTTCAATTCCATCCGTGGCATCAAGGTCATTGGGATTAACATAAAGAATACGACCTTCACTATTCTTTATAAAGTTCTCCAGCTTATTAAGAGGCATCTTCTTATACTACTGTCCAGGTGGATTTCTATGTTTTATTTAGCCACCCTATTACGTACATAGTACCAGGTAACAGCAACTCTTTTTTTCCCTTTTGTAACTGGTTCTCCAGAATGTGGATAGCACCAATTAGATGGAAATATCAAAGCATAACCTGGAGATGGTTTAAAACCTGCATGTGGGAATAATGTTCCACCACCTTGTTCAGCATTTTTTAGGTAAGTAATAATCGATATTTTTCTATGATACTCTGGTATATTTTCTGATGTTGCTGCATCATGATGAAAATTATATTTTTGTCCTTCTTGATATTCTAGAACTTGCAATCCTTCTCTCCAAGATACTGTATCTTGAGCTCCAATCATTGGTGCATAACCAAAGTTTGGGTGGATTTTTTGACACCTTTTCTTATATTTAATTAAAGCATCATTCATTGCATTATGTAAGATGTGAGTTTCCTCTGCATCTTCACTCATAGCAGATCCTACACTAGATCTAATATCTTCATTTACTCTGGATGGACCATCATCCTTACCAAATACTGAATTTTTATTAAAATCTAAAGTATCAACATACTTGTTAATTTTATTGACCTCATCCTTAGATAAGATCTTCATCACTTGAATTAACTCTTCCATTAAAATAATCAATATTACAAGTCCTAGGACTATATTATATCATGCTTTCATAATAAAGCACAGAGCATAGTAAGGTGGTAAGTTTGCATTTGTCGCAGAGGAACCTTGTGTGCTTGTTCCTCTATTATTTGGATTGCCAGTAGTACCACTAACACTAATGCTAACACTATCACTTCCACTAAAACTAAAAGCAAAAGCGTGTTTGTGATTTTGGCTCATGCCAGCAGTAGTTCCACTGTGGGAGTGCTGTCCTGCTTGCTTGGTATTATAGTTGTAATTTCCAACCCAATCAGCAGTATCTTTAGGACCAGAACCACCTTGATCATCTGTTCCATCACCAAAATCCATACCATGTCTATGGTTTCCTTTACTGTTTGTAGAGAATGTATGAGTATGGTTAGAATCTCCACTTCCAGTTATTCCACTACCAGTACCAGAAATACTAACTGAATCACTGCCACTACCACTAAAAGAGTGAGTGTGATTATTGATAGTATGAGAGTGAGATACAAGTGTGGCATCAGCACTACCACCAGTATTGCCAACACTGTAATTGCTACCAGCGCCAACAATAAATCTATTTCTTAAATCTGGTGTGCCGTTGCCACCATTACATAGATACCATCCACTGGGAATATTGCTTGATGATCCAGACCACATTGTAATTACTCCTGCTGGAATACCTACATTAGGACCAGGAGGACCAGGCGGACCAGCAGGACCAGGAGGACCACCAGGACCAGGAGAACCTTGAGGTCCACTACCACCAGGACCAGGAGGACCAGAAGGACCAGGAGATCCCTGAGGACCTGGTGGACCAGTTCCACCAGGATCACCATCATCACCTTTAGGACCAGGAGGACCCTCAGGACCAGGAGGTCCACCAGCGGGTCCAGGGGGTCCAGGAGGACCTCCTGCAGGACCAGGAGGACCAGCATCACCTTGAGGACCAGGATTACCAACGGGACCAGGAGTACCAGTAGGACCAGGAGGACCCTCGGGACCAGGAGGACCTGGTGGACCGTTTGGGGGACCAGGAGGACCAGCGGGACCAAGAGGACCAGCAGGACCAATAGGACCCTGAGG